ACAAAGGAAGATGAGTGGAGCACTTCAAAGAGAATACTTTATTTCACAGTTAATGATAATGATGTTGGGAATGTTAAGTTTTATACAGATAATGGTTGGGTTCGTTATGGATATCAATGGACAAATAGCGATGGAACTAGTTCTAGTGAAAGCGGCTCTTGGTTTTAGTTGCCAACTAGCGGCGGTACAACAATTAGCACTACTGGTGTTAAACGCGTTTTCAGTGGTAGCAAATATAAAGAAGCATATAAAAGTAATAATGATTGGTGGATTGACGTAATGCCGACAGTGAATGGTACGGAATATACTGCTATTCCATTAAAAGTTTCAGATGTTTACACAAAAGGATATGAAGCGAATTCGAGTACGCCGACAATTACCATAACTGATATTTCACCAGTATCAGGTCTACTTTTTAACCCCGAAAAAACTTTTAATATTCCTTCTAATGGAGATTATACAGTTACTTTTAATATTGGTGATCCTTATAATGTACATTTTAATATCGGTAATGGCTCTACTCCGAGTACTCCTTCTACAACTTATATAATAACAGATCAAGAATTTTGGGTTGACGAATACTCTTATACCAATGGCTATGACTATAATGGAACATCAAGTAAAGTGGCTATTAACGGTCGTGTTAAAATAAATAATAGCAGCAAATGGGTAAGCATTAAGAAGGTTTTTGATATTCCGGTTGGTTCTGTTTGGGCAAATGGTAAAGAAAATGGTGGCAGTACCGGTGGTGGCGGTAATAGTAATTATGGATATAGTGTGATTAATTTTCGAAAAAGATATGAACCAGGCACTGGCTGGAAATATGATTTTCGGTTAGCTGTTTATGATGGTGATAATCATCTTATTGGTGGCACATATGATTGGTATACATATAATCCAAATGGTGATAGTTGGAATGGATAATATATTAAAACACAGAGCTTACGCTCTGTGTTTTTCAATTACTCTTCAATTATCCCCATCAGTCCTTGAATCGTATTAAAATCAATCTCAACTTCCCCAAACTCTTCAAGTTTAATCGGGTTAATTTCAACTTCATTCTTAACTGACATTAAATCTTCATATTCCTTTGTAAAGGCTTCTAAATTTTCAGCGCCAACTTTAATAGTATCATCTTGCTGCTCACCGTACTTTTGGTAAAGCTTCATTTGCTCTTGCTCAATCGTATTCATAAAAGAAGAAATTACTTTTCCAATACGAGATAGCTTATAACTAACTTTGATGTTTAATACTGCGTTACTTTTTCTTAAATCGCTAAGACTTTGATTTAAAGTCACAATTTGCGCATTTGTTAATTCTATCATTTATTTTACTCCTTATTCATTCTCCCAATCAATTATTTCAACTTTTGGAGACTATATATCACTAAAATATTTCCCAATGCCAATCGCATTAAATCTGTTTAATAAATATAACTCATTTAATTTATTATAATCTTTGTAAGATATTTCAATTAAAGGTATAGAATTTTTCTTACAGTATTCACGTTTTAATTCATCTTTTCTTTGACAGTCTATTAATCTTTCTTGAGTGAATACCCAACCAGTTTTATAATGTTGTTTCCCTTGATATTCAATTAAACATATTAATTCATTACTATCATTAAAGATAGCAAAATCAAAACGCAAATAACTTTTATCTTTTAAATCATTAAATTTGTACTAAGTTTGAAATTTAATATTTAATTCTCTAAGTAGCGCACCGACTTTTTCTTCTCCATGAGACTATATACATCCACAAGAAGTGGTAGTCCCATCTCGCAAAGAAGTACCACGAATTATTGCAATATTCCCACACTCACATTGACACTACCAGTAAACTTGCCGTGATTTAGATTTTTTATCTGCTAATTTTATTACTGTTAAACGGCCATATTTGTTTCCTGTTTCATCAATAAATTCATTAGAACTTACTCTTTCCTTTTGGTAGCATCCACATGATTTGGTATGCCCGGTTTTTAATGAATTTGCAGTAGTTACTGTATAATTCCCACAATCACATTTGCAAAGCCAAGAACCAATACTACCATGATTATTAGGATTTGTAACTCTATATAAAGGAGTTAATTTATAAAATTTTATTCCAGTTATATCTTTTGCTCTACCTAATGGGCATTTCTAATATTCAGGATGCTATTTTAAAAAATCTATTTCATTCATTTTCCCAATCAACTATTTCAGTTTGTGGATACATGGTATCTACAAAATATTTTCCTATACCTATTGAATCTGCAATATCGTCAGTTACATTTAAATTAAACCACTCTTTAACCAGCAACTACATACTTCGTTTTTTATCGGGCCTTGTGCGGCCTTTCACACCACAGTGTAGTCGCCAAGTATTCGTCGGTACAATTTTATAAGGTATTTTTTCTTCTACACAAGTCGCGGCGAGTATACCTTGAAGGCGCGCGAGCGTTTCAAAAGTAGTAACACCAGCAGTTGACTAATACTAAATACCTTCTAATCCAACAAAATCTATTTCGTACTAATCAATTAAAGAAATCATCCACTACTTAACATCAACGCTTCTTTCAATATCATCATCGCCAGAAGCTACATAACTTCCATAATCAATTAGATTTTTATTATTGAAAACTGCATAGCCGCTTGTATGCGTTGCCTAGTCGAGTGCGAGAATACGATATTCACCTTTTTTCTTTTTAGTATTTCGAAATTCTTTCGTTTTTAAGCGCTCGCGCATACAAGTCGGGCATATGCGGTTCTCTCTAATTTTTTTCCAGGGCGCGATTACAGTATGATCCTTATCGCATTTGAACTCTAAATTAGAATCAAGGTTCTAATATGTTTCACTTATTAGTATCCATTTATCTGGCGCAATTTCGGTTTTTATATCTTCGACTGATATACGGGCCAAATTTAATCACTTCCACATTAAAATTGTCCACTATGCCCAAATCCTTCACCATGATCTTCTTTAAAATCACCGAGGTCTTCGACCTGGCGCCATCTCACTCGTGGGATTTCTACTAGACGCATCTGAGCAAAACGCTCACCTTTGCCAATAGTAATTGGACTTCCATAAGCTTTTACTAAATCAATATGGTCACTTACTGGGTCAATATCTACATCTTTCACTACTTGGTCTGTATTCTCTACAATTACTCCAATCTCTTCATGATAATCTTCATCAATAAGACCAGGAGTATTAGGAATACGAATTTTTATGCGCGCGCTCATACCAGAACGAGGTTGGATAAGTAGCCCATAGCCACTGGGAATTGCAACTTTGATACCAATAGGAATAATAACTGTTTTACCACATTCAATCGTATATTCCTCTGGTGAATAAATATCCATCGCGCCCGCGCCATCAGTAGCATAAGTAGGAAGCTTTGCATTTTCTCTACAAAGTACCACCGGAATCTCAACTGTGTGCGCTGGATTTAGAGTTGAGCGCGAAAGCGAATTAGCCATACTCACAAATAAAAATTTAACAAAATCTTTTTTTGACTGGCTTAGTTTTATATCTTTTTGAGTGAATAACTTATCAATAACTTCATCACTTTGATTTATAACATCATCAATTGAAATTCCAGATTCTTCAATTGCTTTAATCATTAACAGCTGGGTTTGAGGATCTTCGTAAGCTTTTAATAGCTCTTCTTGAAATAACGGGCGAATTATTTCAAAATCTTCATCTGGCATAGCTAGAAGCACAGCTAAAATTTCGAGCCCGCTCGCCTCGGGTGTATTTAATATTTTACCAATGTTATCCCATGATTCTCCACTTACATTAATAAGTGTTTCAAATTTTTCTTCATCCATTTCTTATACCTCTTATTCATCCCAAAAATCAGATAGCTGGCAAGTAATTTTAAGTAAATATCCAGCGTCAATAACTTCGCCTTTAGATTTCTTTGTTTTATAATCTGCTGACCATTTAGTTACAGAGAAACCTTTTTCCAATCCTTCTTTTTGGTATCTTTCAACTGTTGCTTTTGCTTCTTCTTCACTTTCTACTCGAAATTCTTCTGTGACTTTAAGTTTTCTCATTATTTATCTCCTACTGCATTTAAAGTATTACTTATAGTTTTATTTAATATTGAATTTCTATCATTATTACAAGTTATTGTAATTGGGTTAGGCTCTGATGGTGAAGCAGTACCATATCTAAATTCATTAGTTGTTATTTGCGGACTATTCCACCAATTTGAACGATTACAGGCAAGACCTTTATTATATCCTTCGTCATGGCCCTACTCATATGCTTCTTTTAAGAACTTTTCAAACTCTTTTTTAGTTAAAGTAATTTTATCTGTATTTACATCTATATAAACTACAAAAGGTTTCATATTCTCTCCTTATATTAATTTTACCCATTATCTTTTAGAATTAAATTAAATATGATTCCTAAAACAACTGCTAAAGCGGTTCCGCTAAGACTAAAGGTTTCTCCGCCAAGAAC